TCAGTTGGAGGCAACGAAGGGTAATGGATCAGTAGCAACGAAGCAGGAAATGATCAAGAAAAATCGTGATGAGGTTCTTGATTACATTTTGCAGGTTTGCTACAATCCATTTATAACTACCAAACTAAATAAGGTAGATTATGCGGCCACTACTGTAACTGAGGTTAGCCCTGACCTCTTTAAGAACTTTAAGTTGCTCGTAGAAGAACTTAAGGCTGCACCCTCTGCAAATTCAGATCATCGTAGTAGGGTATACAGTTTAATAACCAATTCCGGTCTTTCTCCAGATCTCCAAAAAATGTTGGGACGTATCTTTACCAAGAATATGAACATCAGTCTTGGTGCGAAACTTATCAACAAAGCAGTTGGCAGCGAATTAATTCCTGATCCTGAATTAATGTTAGCTAAAGATGATATTGAAAGGATTAATAAATGGCGAAAAATTGTTTGCGAGTTCAAGTATGATGGCGTAAGGATTATAGCCAAAATTGACCTCAATGGGGAAATAACTTATTTCACGCGTAACTTCAATGAACTTCCTGCCAGGTTCCTTAAAAAAATCACGGAACAAATCAAAGAATTGGTTGGGCATCGCACCGGTATTTTTGTTGATGGCGAATTAACAGACTTCGCTCGTACTACGGTAAGTGGAAAGGTAACTTCAATCCTTGCAGGAAATCCTTCTGAATCAATCGGGGATACATTTCTTTTTAACCTTTTCGATGTTGAACATAGCGACACCCTTATCAAGGGAAAAGGAACAACAAAATATCCACAGCGCCGGGCATTACTTGAAATGCTATTTCAGGACAAAACATTTACACATTTGGCATTAGGCCAAAAATGGGAGATCACCAATAAGGATGAGATCTGGGAAATATACAAACATATCGTAGAAGTAGAAAAGGGCGAGGGTGTTATCCTGAAAGACATTGACCACGTCTATGAATGCAAAAGAAGTACCTCCTGGATTAAGCTCAAGGAAATTAAGGATTGCGATTTGGAAATTATTGGTGTAGAAGATCCAAATCCGATGAGCAAACGCGAAGACAACGGCTGGATAGGCGGATTTATTTGCCAAACCTCTGATAAGAAATTAACGGTTAAGGTTGGCTCTGGGTTCAGCGAAGCATTTCTGGATGAAATAAAAGCCAATGGAACTGATGCCTATATAGGCAAAATTGCAAAGGTAAAATATAATATGTTGGTGCAGGACAGCAAGTCCTCAGAATGGAGTCTATTCCTCCCGACTCTATTGGAAATCCGCCCGGATAAAGAGGTTGCTGATACATTCGAGAAATTAAAATCCCAGCAAGGGAAGGCTTAATATTTTCGAATATTCTTAACAATTTTAGCAGAAATCTTTCCATAGGTTTCTGCTAAAATTTGTATGATAAATGCACTTTTAACAGAAAAGTTAAGACCGAAAGAACTTCGACACATGATACTTCCCGCCAGGATAAGGGAAGTATTTCAAGACGGACTACAACAAAATGTCCTATTCTCTGGATCCGCTGGTTGCGGAAAAACTACATTAGCTAAAATCTTAGCTGCACCTCATCCGCACCTGTATCTCAATATGTCGGATGAGAATTCAATCGAAACCATAAGAACCAAAATCACTGATTTTTGCTCCACTATATCTATTATAGATGGAGCTAATTCTATGAAGGTTGTTATAATGGACGAGTTTGATGGATTATCAAATCAGGCATTATTGGCATTAAAAGTAACTATTGAGAAATTCTCAAAAGGGACTAGATTTGTTGGAGTAACAAATTATCTTAACAAAATACCAGAACCAATCCAATCTCGATTGGAAACTTTTATCTTTGATCCAGTAGATAAAGAGGAAGAAGAATTACTTAAAAAAGAATGGGAATCCAGGATTAAATTAATTCTAACAAAATTAGGTATTAATATAACTGACTCTGCATTGAAACTTCTAATCAAAAAGAATTTTCCAGATATGCGGTCAGTTTTGAATACCATACAAAGATGGACAATTCAAAACTTAAAAGAAATTGGCGAGGATAAAGTAACCGATTCTTGGAACTATGAAGATCTCTATAAGTTGTTAGTATCAAGTACAGATACAGTTAATAATTATAAGGTCATAGTGGGCCAATATTCATCCGATATTGACGATGTAATGGCAAGTCTTGGGAATGACTTTATCGAATGGCTACAAGAGAAAAGACCAGATTTAATCGGTATTATTCCAAGTACATTAATACTTGTAGCACAACACCAAGCTCAAAGAAATTTAGTAATTGACGGAACTGTTAGTTTACTATCTTTATTCTTTTCAATACAAAAAATGGTTCAACAATATGGGAAGAAGTAAAATTATTGTTATCGGTAGAGGTGGCAGCGGTAAAGATTATATGAGGAAACTCTTTGAGAAAAGAGGTTTCAAACATTGCGTTTCCTGTACATCAAGACCTGCTAGACCAGGTGAAGTAGAAGGAGTAGATTATAAATTTGTCAATTGGGAATATTTTGATGAGAACAGGGATAAGTTTTATGAGATTGATGAATTTAATGGCTGGAGATATGGAACTTTAAAAGAGGATTTTGAAACTGCAGACCTATTTGTTATGACCCCCAATGGTGTTAGAAATCTTAAACCAGAGGATAGACAAAGGTCATTAGTTGTTTATATAAATCCAGGCCTGAAAATAATTAAAGAAAGGCTACTCCAAAGAAAGGATGCAGATAACGCAGAGAGAAGAATGAAAACAGATTCCATAGATTTTGATGGATTTACTGATTATGATATTGAAATAACTAACTCCCACTTCTGAGATATATGATATAGAAAAAATACAGAAGTTATATAGGACTACAAATTTTGATGAATTCGTAGCAGGGGTAGAATCTTTGTCAGTGGAAAATCTTTTCAAGATTTTAAAAAATGCTATTTCTAAACAACAGTTTGAGGTAGCAGTTATTATAAGGGATAGAATAAAAATTAAAACCCAGAACAATGGAGATAAAATTTCGGGAGAATCCTGATCCAAGTTATGTTGGAAGGACCAAAGAAAATGCTTCTGCTAATGCTACTATTGCAATAGCAGCAAATTTTAATTCGGCAGGAGAAAAACTAACTAAGAGATTAGTAGAAGAACAAGGTAATGTTTATATCCCTGTAGATATAACTAATGGCTTAATTATAAATGATGAGTTAGTAAGATTTATAGTTAAAAAATTAAACTCTGCTACGAAAGGAAATATATTGGATAATACTATTACTCTTAATATAGCAGGTAATGGTATTTATACTTTGAAAGGAAAATATACACAGAAGGAACTAGATGATTATACTTCCAAATTGTTAACAGAAGTTTTAACCCATGAGGATATAAAGATTGAAATTTCCTTGTTAAGGACTGGAGGACAAACAGGATTAGATGAATCTGGGGGAAAGGCCGGTTTAAAATTGGGGATAAATACATTAATAGTATGTCCAAAAGGATGGAAGTATAGAGATTTATCTGGTACTGATATTGAGGACGAAGAAAAATTCAAAAATAGATTTTTAATAAATTGTTAATATGATTTCAGTAATAATAGATGGGAATTATCTTTTCCATAAAACGTTTGGTGTATTTTCAGGATTTGGCGCAAGTAATCCAGGAGAAATCCTATCCAAAGAATCGGATAGGAATATTTTCATGAGGAAGATTATTACGGACCTTTGCTATTCCCTAAACCAAATACCAATAGACGGTCACGTAATCTTTGTAAAAGATTCTAGATCATGGAGAAAGAATTTAAAAGTAGAACGTGCAGAGTATAAAGGTTCAAGAGAAGAAAAGAAAGATAAACAAGTCGATTGGGGATCATTCTTTGAACTCATAGAAGATTTCGGGAATTTTATTCAATTGAATGGATATACTTATTCTAAAGCACAGGGGGCAGAAGGAGATGATCTTCTTTGGTTCTGGAATAAGAAATTAAGAGATGGTGGATCTAATGTTGTTATATTTTCTGGAGATAAGGATTCACATCAATTAACAGGTGTTGATGAAACTGGTTGGACTATTTGTTGGAATGCTAATTCTAAAAGTAACAAAATAGTTGCTGCTAATGGATGGCAAGAAAAGTATCTCAATAAAGAACAGGAATTATCAGTTTTTGATATTTCCTTTGATACTGAAACTGAACAAGAAAAAATAAGAAAGATTTTGGGATCTTGTGTCTTAGAAGAAATAGATCCGGAAAGATTAATATTCGAGAAAATATTAACTGGAGATAAGAGAGATGATGTACCAAGTGTTTGGGCTTACGAAAAAACACCAGGAAAATTATTCAAACTTACTGATTCTAAATCAACTGCAATTTATAACCATTACAAAGCAAGTGGTTGGGGCACACAAAATATTAATGAGATTTGGGATAACCCTGAATTCAGGGACTGGATTGCCGGTTTTATTCTTAGAAGTATGAATTCCACAGATAGTTCAGAAAATAGGGAACTAGCAATAAATAACTACCATGAGAATGCCCAGTTAGTTTGGCTTTCTGATAAGGTAATACCAGAAGAAGTAATCAATAACATGGAAGAAAGTTTTAATTTACATAAGTTAGAAGCTAAGCCTATTTTATTTGATAGAAAAACTATGATAGCCAGATCTAAATGGGCTGCAGAATTAACACCCTCACACTTTGATCCTTTTAATTGGAAGAAATAATGATAAAAGAAGATCCAATAGAATTTATTTCGGTTAGGGACATTTTACGAAGGATGAACGAGGATTGGAGATCTATACCCAAATGGGCTCGGGATAAATATGAGAAAGGGGATATAATTTTTCTCGATAAAGGAGTATCAGTCCGAACAAACCGTAGCGGTTGGAATGATGGAGGATTATGGCAATATCTTGTACTTACCGAGTCTGGAGATATTTATTTAGAGTTAGAACCACAATTTGATAGAATAAAATAATATATGAGCCATTTTGATATAATAAAAGCTTTCCATAATAAAGAGGAATGGGAAAAGATTACTAATACAGATAAGTCTAAAAATTTCTTCATGTTCAATAGATATATGGCAATGAAGTTCCCATTACAGGCTCATGGGTTTAATCATACAAAAATAGACCCAGCGAAGACAGTGGATTGGTTCCAATCTATGTTTGTAACTAAAAACGAACAAACTAACTTTATTTGGACCTCTACAGGTAAGAAAGAAAAGGTTGCTGCTAAGAAACCTATACCCCCAGAGGTCTCAAAATTCCTATGTGAGAAATATGAGATTTCCATGAGGGAAATTAATGATTTAATTGAATTCTATCCCCTGGAATTCAAAAAGTACTGCGAATCGGTCAAGGAAATGATTTCTTAAAGGCCTCTTTCATTTACCGGATATATAAAACAAAGTATCCGGAAAATGAAAGAACTAACCGATTTAACAATAAAGGACCTTCTATCCAATAACACCTCCACAAATACTCTGATAATAAATCAGAATTTTGCACAGGTTCAGGCCTCTATTTTATTATTACAATCTACATTTGGACTGCAGATCCAAAATAATACAATCGCCAACCCGGCGACTAAAATCTTTGTCGGGCAAGTTTCTGCCGATAAAATTTATCTTCCTAATATAGGCAACCCTAATAATACAGGGGCAGCTACAATTATTTTTAATGGTTCTAATGGCAATATAACTTGCTCTGGTATATCTACAAACAATGATATTTACAGTGGTAATGACGTTTATGTAGGGGCGAATGGTAAGGGTGGTAGAGTAAGATTGTATACGGATCGTAATTCAGACACTACTAAACCACCAAAATTAGGGGATTTTAGATTTACCGGCCCAAATTTCCAGGGTTATATTATTCAAGGTGAAATACCCTCAACTTTTTCTTTTATAATTACTGGTGGTAGCAGTAGTCAAACAATTACGGTTAAAATAAATGGAATAACAATAGGAACTTCTACTTGGACAAGTGATACAGTAACAACCTCATTAAGTTTAGTTAATTCGATTGTAACCAGTGGTAATATTTATGTTACCGCTTCATATTCTAGTGGAGTAATTACAATAAGTTCTCTTTCTGGACTAGCAGTTACATTAAACTCTGCTGTAATGGCTATCACCGGAACAATATCTACAAACATTACATCCGGGACAATGTCAGGTGGTATTAATGGCATTAAAGAGTGGGTTACTTTTGGGACTGGTGGAGCAGCAGGACCCACTGGTCCTGCTGGTGGATCCTCTGGTTCATCTGGTATTAATGGATCTGTTGGAACTAGTGGAAGTAGTGGTATTAATGGAAGTAGTGGTATTAATGGATCCTCTGGATCTTCTGGTATTAATGGATCTTCTGGTATTAGCGGCTCTGCTGGAAGCAGTGGGCAAGATGGAGGAATAGGACCAAGGGGATTCAATGGTAATGATGGAACGTCAGGAAGCAGTGGGGGTGTAGGAACTGCAGGAACTTCCGGATCCTCTGGTACTTCCCCTTCTTTGGGATCTTTATCAAGTTTTGATATTAAATTAGGGGATTCAAGTACTACTGGATATGCTTGGAGTAGTGGATTTTTTGCTTCATGGTCTAATACCTACTTATCAGGTCAGGCATTTGAAGACCTAGATAGGGTAATAAAATTACTTGCCCCGACATCAGCGCCATTATTAAGTAGTGAACCCCCTTTATATCTTGATAGTTATTATTCCAATCCTTTATCATATTATCCATCTTTTGCTGGATCTAGCGGATTAGCAATTAATTTAAGTTCTAGTGGTGCAGCGACATCAAATACAATAATTACAGATTCTTCAAGTACTAACGTAGTACTTGAAAATATGTCAACCTCTGCTTGGACCTCTGGTGGGGGATTTGCAAAGGAGCCACAAAAGATTCTTACTGCATTTAGAGATTCTACAAATTTAGGTTCTATAACTTATTTAGACAATTCGATAAATCCAGGAGTTACAACCAATGGATCTTTAACTGTTACCGAGTATGATTATTGGAATGGTATACCTGGTAAAGCAGGATTTTGGCCAGCATTATTAGCAGAAATTACCAGCTTTATGACTGGTGCTAGTTATGGGTCTCATACAGCAGAGCTTTCTTGGGTTTCAGGGGGAACTAATTTGTCAACATTATTCTGGTATGATAATCCATTAAGTCCCACATTTTCATCTAAGGCATTTTCTACAAATGGATCTACTGGAACAGCAAAATGGATTTCAGGGGTACCATCATTATTAGATACTAATATTGTTACTGCTACCGTTGCTATAGGAAACGCAGTTTCTAAGTTTTATTTAACAAAGCCTCTTGTTGTTGCTAGTACAACTGAAGTTTTAATGAGCTCTTTTGGGTCCTCTGTAGCTGGCTCCCAATCTCCAGGAACATTATCTGGTATAACTGCACAAGGTACAATTCGAAACAATATTTATAATGAAGATATAGTAGTAAATGCAACTGGATATAATGCAAAAGGGAGCAGCATTAATTCAAACATTAGTATAAGTAATTCCTTTGCTGGTAAAACTATGAGGGCAGATACTATATCGGATGAATCATTAAGGTTCTTATCAGGTGGAACTGATGGAAATGCGCCTACTGTCTATGGGGAAACATTTGATCCAACACAATCATTAGTAGCAGCATCATATACTTATGAGCTACAAATGTTAAATGGCTACTATCAGAGATTAAGTGGAACCAATTATAACACTAACTATCCAGCAGTAGGCCCTGATTATTCATCCGAAACTAATGGAGGACTTTATAGATGGGTATTATTTCAATTTGGCCCACAGAATGGTATTTCTGGTGGTATAATAACAATAAATAACATTCTGGGTACCTGGTCTGCAGATCCAATAACATATGTTACTTCTGGTCTGAAGATATTTGCTAAAGTCGATGATATACATTCCCCTGGTCCTACAACTACTGGTTGGATTGATTGCAATAATCCTTGGTTAACTGGTACTGATCCGGAATCTAATGGAGACTTCGCAATGATACCAGGAACGCCAACAACCGCATCAGTGAAAGATTTTACTTTTGGTAATATAACACATAGTGGAATTTTCTGGCTTAGGGTTGGACTTCCTTTAGACTCGGATAAAAAATTTAAATCAGTAAGTGTAATACTCAGATAAATATGATAGATATAAAATAGTATAAAAAATGGCACTTACAACAGCGCAACAGGCAGGTAGGCTTTATAAATTAATATTTAAACAAGCTGAAAGGGATCAAAATAAACAATTCTATGAGGAGCCAATTGGTACCTATTCATCAATTTCCCCAACAGACATTTGGATAGATCAATTAGGTATACCATCTACTGCTGGTAGTGCAGGGGTTGCTGGCCTAGTTCAATATTATAATGCACTCCAATTAAATGGAGACTCTTCATATCCAAATTCATTTACACATCCAAATTTAAATAATGTTATTCCTTTTAATTATGGAGATGGAGTTAGTTATAGATACGTATTAACAACACAGACTGGCTCTGTTATTCCTTTCGGATCTTATGATTGGCTATTAGATACACAATCTGGGGTATTAACATTTTATGGAGGATTACCTTCTGGAGTTTCTTCGTCTACCCCACCAAAATTAAGTTTCTTTAAATATATTGGAGCAAGAAATACTGGGGTTTTATTCTTAAGTGCTAGTGGAACTAATACTTATACTGCGAATACTCAAAATCCAAATCAATTAACTGGATATAGTAAAAATATAGTCTATATAGTTCAATTTCCACATACTAATACTGGCGCTTCTACATTAAACATAAATGGATTAGGTGCAATTAATATTAAAGATCTATCTTCTTCATCACCAAGCTTTCTTAGAAATGTGGCGCCAGGAGATATTGCTGGGGCAGGATTTACTATGCTTGCTTATGATGGAACGCAATTTGTAATTGTTAGTTCTGGCGGATCTAGTAATGGTGTTTCTGGTTCATCCGGATCTGCTGGTACAAGTGCTGCAACATCTGGTACTGGGGGTTCTTCTGGATCATCGGGAACAACTGGTACATCTGGAAGTTCTGGATCTACTGGTACATCTGGTTCTTCTGGTAATGGTTCTTCTGGTACTAGTGGGTATGATGGAATTAGTGGTTCTTCTGGTAGTTCTGGCTCTGGGGGTACTTCAGGGTCTGCGGGTTCTAGCGGGGGCAATGGTTCAGCCGGATCAGCAGGTACATCAGGTTCTGCTGGCTCTAGTGGTGTTAATGGTTCATCTGGTTCTTCGGGTACTAATGGTACATCCGGTTCTGCGGGTTCTAGTGGTATAAATGGTACATCTGGTTCTGCAGGTACTAGTGGTTCTTCCGGCTCATCTGGTGATAAGGGCTCTTCTGGTTCATCGGGTAATGGTACTGCAGGTAGTTCTGGATCTGCTGGATCTGCTGGGTCTTCAGGAATTACAGGTTCCTCTGGTAGTTCTGGAGCTAATGCTACTGCAGGTAGTTCAGGCTCTTCTGGTAATGGTACTGCAGGTAGTTCGGGTACGGATGGGGCTTCTGGTTCTTCCGGTTCAAGTGGGCTTGGAACCTCTGGTTCTTCTGGAACTGCAGGTTCTTCCGGATCTTCTGGGATTGATGGAACCAGTGGTTCTTCTGGATCTAGTGGAAGTGCCGGTACTTCTGGTTCTTCGGGTACTTCTGGTACAAAAGGTACTTCAGGGTCTTCAGGGATTACAGGATCCTCTGGTAGTTCTGGATCTAGCGGTACTTCTGGTATTTCTGGTTCTGTAGGTAGTTCTGGTATTTCCGGTTCTGCAGGTAGTTCTGGGTCCAATGGTGCTGCTGGAACAAATGGTAGTGCAGGTTCTTCTGGTTCATCTGGTGCTAATGGAACTTCTGGTTCTGCAGGAAGCTCTGGTACTACGGGTTCCTCTGGTAGTTCTGGTTCTAGTGGATCTAATGGTGCTGCTGGTATATCTGGAAGTGCTGGTTCTGCTGGCTCTAGTGGTGCTGCAGGTACTTTTGGCTCCAGCGGGTCTAGTGGTTCAGCTGGTGGTATAGGTGCAGCAGGTACATCCGGTTCTGCTGGCTCTAGTGGTTTTAATGGTACTTCTGGTTCTTCTGGAGCTAATGGTTCTGTTGGTATAACAGGTTCGTCCGGGAGTTCTGGTGTAAATGGTGCTGCTGGTACATCCGGTTCTTCTGGTTCTTCTGGTGCAAATGGTTCTGCTGGTTCTGCGGGTACATCAGGCTCTACTGGTTCTAGTGGCATAAATGGTACTTCTGGTTCATCTGGTAGTTCTGGTGCTAATGGTGCAGCAGGCACATCTGGTTCTGCTGGTAGTTCTGGAGTTAATGGTGCTACTGGAACAAGCGGAAGCTCTGGATCAAGGGGAAGTGCTGGATCTAGCGGTATCTCGGGTACTTCTGGTTCTGCTGGTACTTCTGGTTCTTCGGGTACTTCCGGTTCTGCGGGTTCAAGTGGAGCTAATGGAGCTCCTGGAATTACAGGTACTTCTGGTTCTGCTGGTTCAAGTGGAACTAATGGTGCCCCTGGAACTTCGGGAACTTCTGGATCATCTGGAACTTCTGGTCTAGATAATTTTCAATATAGATTATCCGGAACAAATGGTACCACAGGTTTAGCAATTACTATCCCTACAGAAGGTTGTCCTGCTACAAGTGGAACTGGTGGAACTATAGTACCATTCAATTTAATGGAATATGATACTGCAGTAGATTATGGAACATTTTTGGGATTTGGAGCTGATACAAATCCTTGGGTAAGTACTTCTGGCTACTATTTTAATGATTACTTATCTCCTGCTGGCACTTCTGGAGTTGTTGGAGGGGATACTTGGGAATTATCAGCTAGTGTTACTGTTTATATTCCTAATGGGGGTACTAGCGGATCAATAGCATTAAGCTTAGTTAATCTTGAATCTTCTCCATATTTTATAAAAACTATTTGGGAAGAGATAAATGCAGGGACAGGTTCCTATATAACATTGGAAATAAATGCTATCGTAAGAGCTAGCACTAGAGACCAATACGCATTATTACTAACACATGTTATGGGAGTTACAGTTTATATTGTACCATATAGTATGGCGTCTGGATTTGGTTGGCTTGGTGAACCCCTTGCTCTAACTAATGAGGGATATGGTACTTGGTTCTATGGGCACTTTCTATCTTCCAAAAGAGTAATTAGCTAATGATAAATAATAAAAATATAAGCAATGGATAAATATTTAGAAGTTAATAAGGGAATAATAGAAAAATCTATAAATTCTTTTGATTGGGATGATATAAGTAAAATGTATAAGATCCTTGGATTAAAAGTTGGCAGCCAAACAATTAAGATTGATGGTTTAAATAAAAAGCAGAAGACTACCCCAGAATCTATAAAAAAAGAAATAGAATTAGTTTTAAACTATATTGTTGATAATGACGTACCAGAACTTCAATATGGTCCATGGTCAATATATTGGGTAAATGGAGAATGGGAAATTGAGATAGCCCCTGAAAGGCCTGATTTAGATTCCTTAATTGTACCAATAATGGAATCTAAATTACAAATTCATTTTATTCCACAAAGTACTACAGTTAAAGAATTCCTTGATATTGATTTGGATGATGATGATTATGAAGACGAGGATGGTTTTATAGAGGATGAAGTTGATGATATATTATTCTTAGAATCCAGATTAAAGAAAGCAATAGATAAAGAAGAATGGATGATTGCATCCAGATTAAGGGATTTACTAGAAGAACTAAAAAAGAAATAGTATGAGAATAAAAAGATTACATGAGCAACAGTATTTCTCCCAGTCTTTTTCTGGCGATGGGTATAATACTTCTAATGGTGTTTTTAAGGTTCAATATAAACCTTATGATGACCTTTCTATATCCAAGGGGCGTGATGTAATACCTTCCCAATATATCAAGGGGGAAGAGTTTGCTATTGGTGATTTAGTAAAAGCAAAAATAGCTGGTTCTGAATCTCCAGTAGAGGGAAGAGTTATTTCCATGATGAGAAATCAAGATGCTACTGAATATCACTTCAAAGTTAAGAGTGAAAAAACAAATAAAGTATTTCCTGTTATTCCATCATCAATGGAATTAGTTCAAAGATCTGGTTTCTGGGCAGGTAGAACTACTACTTCAGTAGATATGAACAAAGAGAAGATGGCTTTGAATATGAAATATAACCACGGAGGATTAGTCTGGGGTAAATTAGAATCTAAATTACATAAAAATGATATTTTATTAACCAATAATGGACAAAAAGCAACAAGAAAAGGAATATTAGATAATTCATTAACACTTTCTGTTGTTTCTCATGATGATCCTCATTCAGAAATACACCAACCAAATTTTAAAAAATTGGGGATTGCATATATGGATAGTAAAACAAGAACTATTTATATAGATGCTACTAATCCGGATTTTCAAAGATTAACAGACGTCCATTTACTTACTATTGAAGCTCATGAGTCTGCTCATAATATGATTAAGGAAACAATAAAAGATAATATAGAAATTATCTGTGATCTTGTTGCTGCAAGATTATTAAGAAACAAAGGATATCTTTCCCCCTATAAAATAATAGTATCGAATTTCCTTGGAAGGCACAAATGCTCTTATGGGGAGAGCTTGGATGCGAACCTAAAAACTATTGATGGTATTTTAAAATGATAAATCGTTTCCGAAGAACATTAGGGGTTTCAGCAAAGGTTTCGCAAAAGCAGATACCAATTAAATCTGACGCATTATTTAAAAGTAAAATGGAATCTAATAATCTAGAAAGATATAAAAGTTTGGTTGGGTCTGAAAAAGATAAAGCCTTTATAATTTGTGGATGTGGCACTTCTATAAATACTTTTGTTCCTGATGAAAAAAGTATTCTTTTTGGAGTAAATGATATAAATAGAAAACTCCAAACCAAATATCTTATTTGTGTAAATGAACCTCACACATTCAAAAGAGGAAGATATGAGTGGGTGCAAAATCATACATCGGAATATTTTTTTACACATTTAAGATCTCTTAGTCCAGTGAAGCACGAAGCAACTGTTTACTTTGATTTAGGAGCACGCGAAGGCACCGGAATAGATAACATTGGACAAATTGATTACACAACAAATTCGCCTTATATGGCAGTAATAATAGCATATCAGCTAGGTGCTTCAAAGATCGGATTGATTGGGGTTGATTTAACACCAGATCATTTCTTCGATAAGACTGGAAATCATTTATTAACTACTAGATATGATGCAGTTAATGAAGAATACAGGAAACTAGCAAGTGCATTAGTGACAAGGGGAATAAAGGTAGCAAATCTTTCTAGTATTAGCCGGATTACTAGTTGGCCTTATATGAGTCAAGAGGATTTTAATAATTTTTAGATATGGTAAGAGAAAATATTAGAAATGGAATAACATTAAGATTTCCATTCTCTCCTAAGGGGAAGAAGGGTAGTAGTTTCATGATTAAATTTTCTGATTTTTGTTTCCAGAAAATTAAGGAAGGGAAATCATTAGGGTACAGATGTTTTATTTTTGAATTGGTGGAAGAGGATTTTTCTATATTAGATTTTTCTGATTGTCTAGATATTGGTTCATTAAAGAAACTAATATCGGATAAAGATACACGTGTTGGTTTTTATATTAAATCTAAAAAATCCTTGACCTCTGATTTTCCAGAAGATGTAGTAATAGCAATAGACGAATTGAAAAAATGTATTTCGTTTTCAAAATGTATTACTGATATAGATCAGGAATCTCCTGTTATAGTTCATGTAGGGGGAGCAAAGGGTGATAGGAAAACAACGATGGAAAAATTCTGTACTATATTAGAAAGTAATTTTACAAAAGACGAAATTTCTAGGGTTGCGGTAATTAATGATGATAAGCCAAGCCTTTTTTCTGTAAAGGACCTATTACCAGGGGTATTTTATAAACTAAAAATACCAATAGTATTTAGGTCTATTTCTTATCCAACAAATCAGGGTAATTTAACTCTTAATGAGTCTTTATTCCTTGCAGCTTCTACTTGGAATAGACAGGTAAATCCACTATTCATATATTTACCAGATGGTTCAGATGCACCTGATGTAGCAGGAGGGACTTCCCCATTTGGATTACAGCTGGATATTGTTTTTGATAACAAATTACCTGACCCTAAATAATTATTAAAAATAGTTTGAACTTTATTTTTTTATTCAAAAACTTTTCATTACATTTGTAAATATAAGAAGTTAAAACAACTAAATATTTTACAAATGAGAGCTAATGTTAATTCCCGCATAATTAATGTTAAAAAGGCTGACTTAATTACTAAAATTAAGGAAAACAAAGAAAACCACAAAGCAGATTACATCGAAGCAGTAGCTGCCTATCGTGCGGAAGCCAAAAAACAATTGGCAGACCAAAAGAAAAGATTGGACAAGGGAGAATTAGATATCCGCATTCAACTTACTACTCCGGTTAACCGCGAAACAGAATACGACAAAATTCTCCAGACCTTTCAATGGGAGATAAAAGATGAGGTCGAACTTTCCCAGGGCGAATTCAATGAATATGTATTGGACGAATATGACTGGGCAGTAGCGGCGCGATTCTCCAATTCTATGTACAAATTAAAATAAGAGAATATGATACCAAACGACGTTTTATTAAAGAGTCTATTCTTTGATGTTGAATCTGTGGGGCTATATGCCACATTTGAAGAGTTAGCATCAAAAAATCCAAAGTTAGCAGAACTTTGGTCAAAGAGATGTAAATGGCTAAGACAAAATTCCCCTGCACAATTATTTGAACCAACCGATGCCCAGCTCTGGTTAGAAAAATCTTCACTCCATCCTGAATTTGCTAAGATTGTTTGTGTTTCTATTGGAGCATATAATAAAGCAGATTTAAACGTAACCAGTTTAATAGGAGAGGAAGCTGATATACTGAACAAAACTAGGATTATTTTTGGTAATGCAGCATCAAAAAATCTAAAACTAGCAGGCCACACCATTAAAAACTTTGATATACCATTTATTGGTAAAAGAATGGTAATTAATGGTATCCAACCCCCGGAATTAATTAACTTCTATAACAAGAAGCCCTGGGAAATGACTACTTTGGATATAACAGATACATTTAGTTTCGGTGCATATGGGCAAGCACATACATCATTAGATTTAATGTGCACTGTTTTAGGTGTTGAATCCCCCAAAGGAGAAATGGAAGGCTCCCAGGTTCATGAAGCTTTCTATAAAGGGGAAATAGAAGATATTAAGAAATATTGCGAAAAGGATGTAAGAGCGGTCGTTGAATGTTTTCACAAACTTAGTTTCTAATTAAATAATTTAAAATGAAAAAAATTCTACTTACTACCTTTATGGTATCCTCTTTTTTATTGGGTTATTCCCAACCAAGATTTGCTGACTATCAGGGTTTTGTTCAAAAGAAAATGATCGAGCAGGATTCTATTGTTATGGCCGGGCAGTTACAAAATTATACACTATATTCCGAATTTTTTAATGTCGGAGTTCCATTAAAAGAAATTTTCAATGGTGAAATGTATGATCGTACCAATGATAATTTGTATTTTTTATTAAAACCTAATTACTATAAACTTTATATTCCAGAAGTTCATATATTGTTTACAGTCTTTGCTAATTCCAATGATAAGGATATACCATCCCATTTCATTTGGTTGACTGGTGAAATTAGAAAGTATAAACATGATGGCATAACAAGATCAAACTATTAATTTAGTTACTATTTGTTGTGTTAGGGGTCCCTGTTCTCAGGGACCTTTTTTTGTGCCCTATTATAGTGAATTAAACCTTTTCTTCTTTAGATATATATAAAAACTGAACTCCTAGGGTTCAAATAAAATATATCAAGATGTCAAAAAACATTTATAAGGGCTACAATTTTATCTACGAACAGATGCAGGACCAAAAACCAGCAGAAGATACCAACACGGTAGATCCCGTAGCAGCGGTAACCCAATTATTTACGTATTTGAATAATGTTATTGTTGTTTATAATTTAGACAATGATACTTCATCTGGTTTTGATGCAGCTACTAAGGATTTACAAAATGCTAATAATTTAGATGAAGTAAGGAAATCAATGATCAATATAGTTGGAAGTGTTACTTTTCCTGACGATAATTCTAAAAGGGCTGCTAATGATTATATAGCTAATGTTTTTAATACATTAATGAAGGTACCAGATGTTAATAATAAGTTTGGAGACATCAAAAAGAAATTAGATGAAATAATTAATTCATGTAAGCAAAAATATGCTCAGACTGAACAAGTAAAAGCTGTAGAGGAAGCCTTATTAAGAGAAGACCACGGATACTTAGAAAATACAGGCACCTCTAAATCTCCTGGTGGTAATGATGATGACACAGATGATGACACAGATGATGGATCTGATGCAGATGATGCAGATGATACGCCTAGCAATAAGTGGTATGTAACATTAGCAAACCATGTAATGGATATGGCTACTACTTTTAATTCTGAAACAACTGCTCCATTATTAGATCCTAATGTTGCAGGAGATGCACAAGCGAAATCTATTATATCAAAGGCAGCAGAATTTCTAGCAAATGCAAAAAAACTTCAGGTTGATAGAAAAAGGAAAGGTTTTCTTATTAAAGGTAAGATAAACACTGCAGGGGGTAAAATGAAGGGTAGAGATTTTAGAATTTCATGTGAAAATCTTATTGACGAGATTAAGAGGCAAAGGGATGCGTTAAATGCAATTAAACAAAAAATTACTAAGATTCCACCCCCCCCACCAATTAATACACCAAAAACAGGTTCATCTGGTATGGACAAAAATAGTGGGCAGAAACAAACTAACATTAATCCAGGAAATTGTAAATTTCCAATTGCTATATCTTTACATGTATGTGATGAGGTTAAAAAATTGCAATCTCATTTGATGGGTATTGCTTGTATTAAGGATCAATTAATGAAACATGGGGGAGCAGATGGTAAGTATGGTAAATTTACTTCTACCGTTGCTAATGCTGCCTATAGTGTAATAACTAAGAATGATAAATTTTCTAGCTCTGTATTAACACAGGAAATGTTTAATGGTATAATGAAATTTGATACAGGAGTAAAAGTTGCGGAAAATGTTAAAGCTATATTATCTACTAAAATATTTGAAGTAGAAGCATCTAAAAAAGAGGAAACCCTAAAATTCGAAGACTTTGGTAAAGTCTTCGATAAAAGCAAAAAAATATTTGAAGAGGACCAAAAAATTATTAGTGATGCAGATCTAATTTGTAAAAAAGTATCAGACAAAATAAAATCAATTGGTGGTAATGGGGGTTCTACGGGACCTACTGGACCTGCTGGTACAGCAGGTGCAACAGGTGCAACAGGTCCGGCTAAACCAGCAGGTCCAGATGAATCTATAAAAAGATTTAAACCAATGGCAGATGGTACATATCCTATAAACTATGACGAGAGTATGACACACTTTTTAGTTAATAGCGCTATAGTTGGTTTTTTGCCACATGAACTATTTGGAGGTAGAAATACAGTAAAAATTAATATCAAAGGTGGCTTCATAGATAAAAAATTCTGTGATGTTATAGCAGTAGGTCTTGTACATTCTCTAGATGGATTTGTTAGTAGGGATGATATTTTAGCAATTATGCAGTCACTATGTTATATTAAGGGAGGATATACTATAGATGGAAATAAAGCCATTTCTGCTTGGTCTTATATAAAAAGCAAATACACTAAAGAAGGCGGTGATGGAAATTTATCAGTAAAAGCTTATGATTGGGGAACAAACATGGTTCGAGACATAAAAGCATTTCCAAACTTTAAACAAAGAAAAGAAACCCCAACTGGAACTTCTGCAGATGAAGCTAAAACATTAATAGAAGATGCTACAAAATCATTAGATAGCAACGAAAATAATTTTGGTAAATATTTAGCTTCCATGGATCCCAAAAAGATAGAAGAAATCGAAAATCCTTCTAGTGAATTAGAGGGTGGTGACACTAAGCCAGAAATACAAGCAGCTAAAAAAAATTCAGGCGAGGAGAAATAACACCCTCGGAAAAATAGACATAGGAAAATAGATATATACATTAAATAATATCAAAAACTAATGGCCCAAAACCAGGATTACGTTTTAATATTGGAAAGATCTCTTTCTAATTTAAAAACAGAGAGAAGCCAAAACTCCAATGACATCTATTTAGAAGGTGTTGCTGCAGTTTTTGGTAAGGAAAATTCCAATCAAAGGATATATGAGGAAAGTGAATACCTTCCTCACCTTGAATATTTAAACGAGAAGATCAACCAAAGAAGGCTTTGTGGTGAATTAGATCATCCAAAAGAATTTGATGTTTCTTTGAAAAACCTTTCTCATGTTATTGAGAAGCTTGTTTATAACAAAGAAGATAGGACTGTTAGAATTAGAGTTAAACTTTTGGATACCCCAGCAGGGCAGATTGCTAGATCCTTAGTAGAAGCAGGAATACCGATCTCTATTTCTTCGAGAGCTGCAGGTGTAGTTGGTGCTAATAAAAGAGTAGAGATCAAAAGGATATTTACATATGACCTAGTAGCAGATCCCGGATTTGAAACAGCTCAATTAGGTAGGGTTTATGAAAGTTTTGGATCTGGATTAAATGAAAAAAATAAGAAAGATTCCATTATTAATGGGCTTTCCGTTATTAATGAGAATTTTGGATTGAAAAATGATTCTAATATTAGGATATATAGAATCAAAGATCAAGAGAAAATAGCAAAATTGCTATCCAAAAAAGAAAATACTACAAATAAGCAATCGAGCATGGAAAATTTTGTTACTGCGGAAGAACTTAATGAATATACCAAATTACTTCAAAAGGAGATGGCTTCACTTAAAGCTTCTCTATCTTCTTTGAAGACTACTAAGGTACCAGTTAAGATTAATGAAAAAGCTAAAACTGATAAAACAGAAAAGACTAGTAGCATGAGTTCAGAAGAAAGAATTTCTAAGCTAGAAAAATATTGTGACTATCTTGCTGAAAATTTAGAAGCATCTATTAAGTATAGTGAATATCTTTCAGAACATCTAGAAGGTTCAGTTACCGAGAATAGGAAAATGAATGAAACTATACAAAAGGTAATAGCATATTCTAAATATTTGGCTGAGCATCTTGATAACAATATTTCTTACGCAGAGTACATTGCAGAAAATGTAGATAATAGTGTTGCTAAATTTGCTACATTAGAAGAAAAAATTAGGCAAGCAGTATCTTACACAGAATACATTGCAGAAAATGTAGATAAGAATATAAGGTATAGTGAATATCTTGCAGAGAATTTGGATAAGAGTATGACATATGGTGAGTATCTTACCGAAAATATGAACAAGATTATTTCTTACCAAAACTACCTTGCTGAAAATCTAGATAGGAGTATTTCTTATGGTGAGTATTTAGCATTGAATTTGGACAGGGGTATTAGATATTCTGAAAGCATTGGAGAAAAGGTTAATCAGGGTCTAGCATTTGCTGACTATCTTGCAGAAAACCTACACAAGAGCATTCAGTTCTCTGATTACTTATCAGAAAAATTAGGTAACAATATTGGTTATGCAGAAGCATTGGCAGAATCAATGAACCACATAAAAGGAAACAAAAATTTGACAAAAGAAATTACTCAAGCTATTTCCGAAAATAAGAGGGTTTCAGGATTCTCTGGAAATTATGAAGGAATTTCTACTAAAATAGATAGTCTAATAGAATCTGTCAATAAACAAAAGACAGATGAGATAATAAATGAGAAAAGATATGGTTTCTTAAAGTTAGTGAATAACGACGTTAAAACTGGATTTTTATCTCTAAACGAAGCCGAAAAACAAAAGGTGACAAAAGCGCTTAATGAGAACAATTATTCATCCGAAAAAGAAGTAATTGACATCATGGGCAACGCTCTAACAGAGCAGGCAAGGTCTGGTGAGAAATTTCTTGATATGATGCCAGAGGAATTTAAAGGAGCATGGGAAGTAATGAATGAAGGCCAGAAGGCATCAATCATTGCACAGAGTACGTCTTATAGGCTTGATACTCCATACCAAATCAATCACTTCTGGAAATCAAGGGGAATTAAAGTACCAGCTAAGAATGTTCAGCAGTTAGACGAAAGTAAAAAAGTAATCTCAGGTCAAAATGGTAAAGCTTATGGTTCTGATTATATCAACAACATAGCTGCACAATTAGACATTAGGTTCAGAAAGTAAAAATAAATAAAATAATTCATATAAAATGAATCTTATTAATCATCACGAAATCTACGATACATGGGCACCCATTATCGAAAGTAAAACCGGGATAACTGATAGGTCTAAAATAGACTGGTTATCTACTTATTGCCACTACCACTCCTTAAACGAGTCTGCTGGTGCTTATAACTCCCTAGGTGTATTGAACGGTATGGGTAACGTTGCTCCTGCTGGTAACCTTTATGGTGGTTCTGCTAATGGCGGTTCCGGTGGTCCTGCTGCATTCTATGCTGGCGGTTCCTATTCAGGTTCAGGTCTTGGATCAGGTGATAAATTCCCATCCTTACTTCCTCTTGCTATTCAGGTAGCTGCAAAGACTGTCGGTTTCGACATCGTTCCAGTTATACCTATGCAAGGACCAACAGGCGTTCTTAGCTATTTAGATTACGTATATGCTGGTGGTAAGCTTGGTGGTGTATCTTCTGATGCTACTACTACTTATACAGCTAATGCTCCTGATCTTATTAAAGTTCCTACTAGTAGTACATCCCCTGCAACTAACTTAACAACAGGCACAATTTATGCTATTGGTGTTAGTCTTGCAGCAACTACTTATAACCTTGCTTCAACGGGTACTGCTGTGATTTATGCTCAGTTCGTAGGTAACTCTAGGATCGATGGTTATCCAATATTTAGGGTACAGGGTATCACTAATGGACAGTCTATTAATACTGCTATCCCTTCTACTGGTACTGCTGATATTTACTCAGCTACTTATTCTGGAACAACTTTAACAGTAACTTCTGCTACCCCGGTTGATTCAACTTCAGGTTCAGCAGCTCTTGTTAAAGCTCTTGAAGATCACATTCAAGGATTTACTGGTGCTGGTCTTGCAAATACTAACAACTGGCAGGGACCTTACGTTGATGGTACAGTTGCTTATGACCCAATGGCTAGAGGTGTTGGTGAAACTACCTACTTCAAATCAATGGCGCTTAACACCTTCACTAAATTCGTTGAAGCTGGTACATTCCAGATAGCTGCAGGTGTTACAACTGAACAGATACAAGATCTTAACAAGCAGTTTGGTATTGACGTAGTTTCTATGATCGAAAACTCTCTTGTTAACGAAGTATCTCAGGCTATTAACAAACACATCCTTTCTAGGGCATTTGCACTTGGTTGGTCAAATCACTATGAATTCTACACTGTAGAAGGACAGAACATGAACATTAACCTTGGTATTGGTGCAGGTGGTGGTTCTACTGCTAGCTATATCGGTAAAGGTGAATCTCTTATCACTCTTTCTACACCTGGCCAAATAGCAACCGGTGGTTACGAAAACCAGTCTACCGTTCAGAGGAGATTATTCTCTAGGCTATTAGCTGCTGCTAACGTAGTTGCTAACAGAGGTAGGAGAGGACCAGCTAACTTCGTAGTTTGTAACTCACAGATTGCTTCTGCATTACAGGACATCAGTCAGTTCACATTCGCACCATTCTCTAACACACTTACTCAGAACAACGGTACACTTTACCCTGTAGGTGCTATAGCAGGTATGACAGTTTATGTCGACCAGAATATGAAATACTCTGATACAAGGGTATTAGTAGGAAGAAAAGGTGGAGACGACGAACCTGGTATGAAATTTATGCCTTATATGATGGCAGAATCAATTCAGACAATTTCTGAAGGTACTATGTCACCAAAAATCGCAGTAAAATCTAGGTATGCATTGGTTGAAGCGGGACATCACCCACAAACTATGTACCTTACATTCTATGTTACTATGCCAGCTGCTGGTATCGTTTAATCGTAACCTCGATTAGTACGCAATTAGAAGTCCTAGAGAAATCTAGGACTTTTTTTATGAGTATCCTTTACTGAAAAATTAGATATATATAAAAAACATAGTTCCTAATGAATTTCATCAATAATCTCAAATCTTACGAGGATTGTAAATTAGCTCTTATAGAGTGTTATGGAGAAGTAGAATTAGCTGCAGAATATCTCAGAAATACAAAATATCCAGATTCAACAATTTATAACTTAAGGGAATCAGTACAAGCAGTAAAAGAAGGTTGGGGGAGTAAAATCATGAATGGTCTTTCTAAGCATTTAGGTGGAGATGTATCAAAATTAGATACTATTCTTAAAAAGATGGACGAGACCGAAAATAAGTTTGTAGATAGGGAAAACAAAATTGAAACTGAATATACCCAACTATTTAGGGAATTTGTTCATTTAAAATTTAAAGCCCAGGACAAGAGTAGAATGGGTCTAGTACAGGTTAGATTACAAGAATTAGAATCTCAAATGAGAGAAATAATTAGATCTTATAATTCCATAATGGATGATTTGGAAAAAGAGGTTGATATTATAACTAAAGGTAGTAATAGAAAAGCAGATTATTATAACCTCAAAAGGTCAAGGGATTCTGCAGAAGCTAAGAAAAGAAGGGCTGATAATAAATATAAATTAACAAAGTATCAGGATAATTCTCATATACAACAAAAAGTAGGAGAGATATTTGGTACTCCAGAGGAAGCACAAAAGGAAGCAGAGGTAGTTCAAAATCAAGCACAGGAAATACAGCAAAAGGTATCTAAATATGATCCGGGACCAGAATGGAAATCTATTGTATTTAGAGATGCAGAAGCTAAAATGAAGGATGCGCATGTTGTAGCTACCAAGTACAAGAATGGCCTTTATGAAATGATAAACCAAGAAGAATTAAATCCTTCCGCTAATAAATCGGAACATTCTAAGAGGGAATCTTCTTTCGTTGCTAAGAAAGGTACTGCTATAAAAAGAATAGAAGGTAAAATAAATAGTGTTAATTCTTTGGCACCTGATGGAAGTACAGATCAATTAAAGGATGCTGTTAAATATTATACGGAACAATTAGATAAGATTAAAAAGGAATTAATTGATTACCAATTTCCCCCTTATCAAGGTGTAGTCAAAAAGAAAAAGAAAAAGAGAGCACCAGTTGCAAAAAAACCAGAACCAGTAGAAAATGGAGAAAAAATTACTTAAATATGAAAAATTCATAAACGAAAATCTACTGGATACAATATCTGGTGGAATTAAGTCTATGTTTACTACTAGTTCGTCTAAAATAAAAACTATCATCAGTAAGATGATACAGGTAGAAAAAGATTTTATAGACAAAACAGATGAACTAAGTTTTAATATCTTTATGGCCCAGACTTTAGATTCTAGGAAAAAAGTAAAAGCCCCCGGAGTAAGTCCATTGTTAAAACAAAAGGCACTTATTAGTAAAAAAGCATTGGATGCCTTTGAGAAATCAAGGGATAGCCAAATTGCTAATTTACAGGATGATCTAATGAGGATAATAAAAAAAGATAGAAAGTTAGCAGAATACTATAATAAAGAAGCTGCCAATGCAGATAAGGTTATTGCAGATTATGCTTACAAGGTAGCTAAAAGACACCATAATGGCCAGTATGCAGATACTTATCAGGCACAATTTTTGGATATGGAAAATCTTAGAAAATCTTTAGGAAATACTTTACCTGCCACTGGAAATAAGACAGACCAGGATGGTGAATTAGAAGAAATATCTGAAATAGGTGAATATAAAATAGAAAAACCATATTGTCTTAAATGGGAATTTTTTATACAATACTTACAAGGAAGAACAGAGCAAGAACTTATTAAATGGAAACATGATGGTTTTGCTATTAAATTAAGATACCTAGACGAACACAAGGAATTAATAAGCGAACTTAATGCAAGAAAGAAATTCCTAAATACCGAGAAAAATAGATATGCTGCTAATGCACCAATCTATGATGTGGAGATAGAAGAGATTGAGAGAAATAAGAAAGCGGCAGAAAATAGATTAGAAGCTTTCAAAAACTATATGAGAATGAAGGTTGACTATATTGGTCGTTTAGTGAATTCAACAGAGGTAAAATAAAATACGATAATAAAATGATAAGGTCAAGTAGAGATTATATATCAAACCCAACATTTGATAAGCTTTTAGAAAGAGCTAAAAACTATACCCATTTAGTACCATTAAATGAAGCGGAGGATAATGGAGCTAGCGGTACTACATCACAGCCGGCTCAAGGGAATAAGCCTGCTACTCCTTTAAAAACACCACAACAACAGCCAACTCCGGCTAATAATGGGGCAGTAAATAATACTTCTACTTCTACTTCTGGACAAGCTTCTGTTGAAAAAAAGGATGATAAGCAACCAGAGCAAAAGCCTGAACAAAATAATCAAGCTAAACCTGCAGCAGTAGCACCAAAAGACATTATATATGTTTGTAAGGTTATAGCAAGTAACTTATTAACTCTACTATCTGCATACCATGTAAATTCCCCAGCTGTTTCCAGCAATCAAATACCAGGCCTTTCTGATTTATCAGGAACAAAAACGATGGATGCTTTTATAAAAGGTATCATTACTGGGTTAGATTCGATTACATCCGTTATTAATGGTGACGAGGATGCTAAATTTTATGGAGATTTTATATCTGCAAAGGATCAGGCTTTAAAGATGTATCAGGATGCTTTATCTAAATTTCCAGATGCACTAACAATGGAAATTCCAGATCTTGGTGCATATATTAAACCACAAGTAGATGTACTTCAATCGAACATAAACAACATGGCTGCTGCTACTCCAAAGAAGGTACAAAAGCCAGCAGAGACCCCTAACAAGGGATTTGGGGATTTTACTAATTTCCATGCTTATGAAGCTATGTTATTAGAACAAGAAGATTTGGGTGAGGATGATAACCAATCGTTAGATAAATTAAAATCAGACTTACAAAGAGCAGAGGATAAACAAAAGGAAGGAAAAGAAAGAGCAACTGACCGGATTAAGAGAAGAATTTTTGTAGAATTAATAGATGGTTGCGAAGATGTAATGGGTAGAGTAGATGCAGTTCGTAATAAAATAGCGATCGGTGCTGCTAATCCAAATCAGGCTAATTTTGGGTCTTTTAAAATGGAAGACCAATTTGTTGCATTGGCATCCGATATTAAAACTATGAGGGACCAGTTAAAAACACAAGATCCTGAAAGTATAGAGAGTGTTAATAGATTGATTACAAGATACGAAACAAAATTAAAGGATTATGTTTCATTAGAAAAGAAATTTAGAGACCAATATAATCATGAATTAGATGATCTAGAAAGTAAAAATAGTATAAAAGGTAAGAGCCCAGAAGCTTTTGATCTAATCTTACAAGGAAATAATGCCAGACAAAAAGTAGAAAATTATTCAATACAAAATAGGAAAGCAATACAAAATACAACAACCGATGCTGGGAGTGATGTTAAAAACAATTTAAAACTTGATTCTCCAATAAAGGCTGGATTAAAGAAAGGAGTAAAGGATGAAAATGTTTCTAAATTCCAATCTTTAGTAATCAACAAATTTGGTAATCTTGATGGATTTAAAAACGAACAAACATTCCAGAAATTTGTTAAATTTCAGGGAGACGGTAAATTTGGCCCTACAACAGAAAGAATAGTAAAGGCATTAAAAGCCGGATTTAAAATGACGGATAATACATCTGATATAACACAAGAACTTATAGATAAGGTTAATTCTTTCGATGGTAAAATACAGGAAAAAAGAACGTTTTCTTTTGAGATGTTTAATAGGGTATCAGAACAATTTGATATGAAGGCTGCTAAAACTGTATTAGGTACCAGGGAGCAAGAAGGAGGGGGAAATCCAAAAAAGAATAGGGCTACAAAAATTGATGTAGACCAGGCAAATAATATTTCTAAACAAGCAAATTTAAAGAAAGTTCCACAGGAGGATGTAGCAAAGATAAAAAATGATGCTATTAAAGGATATAAGATACAGCAATTAATAGATGAATTAACTAAGATGGGGGCTCAGAAGAATGAAAACTATGGTAAAGATGGTGCTACTTGTATTGCTAGTGGGACAGGTGCTAGATTCTTTGAGAATGGAGCAGTCATGAGAACATTTGATAAAGAAATGGGAACATTTGATTTAAAGGCAGGTGTTTGTAAATGGGAGGATGGAACACAGGATAAAATTGTAGATCTAATAAAGAATGATAATTTACCATCAAAGTATGCTGCATATTTAAGTAAATTAGTGGAAGATATTTATGGTGATGGTAGTAGAAATAAACAATTATACAGGGAGCTAATGAATTGGACACCAGAACAAGTGAAACTACTTTCAATGGCTTATTCTGTTGCACATAGTCCATATTGGGATAAAGGTAAAAAACATAATCTAGATAAAGATTTAAGCGATGAAATGACAAATACTGATGAGATTAGGGAATTCCAGAAGAAGTTTGCATCAGTGTTGTAATCTAAAATACTCTTCTTTAATTTCGTATATTTTTATAGAATCATACATTATTAATTTATGTGTTCCATTTACAAGTATATCTATACGACCTTTAAAGCGGGAATTCATTAAATCCTCAATCTTATAAATACCATCATCATCTCCCGTTCCAACTAATAGGACCTTAGTATGGAACGGGAATTTTTTTTGTAAATCCCTACTAATTGCTATTATTCTAGTCGTGTCTGAAATTTTACTTTTGAATTTATATCCACTAGCAGTTATATTTTTCTTCTTCCTGAAAGGGTAATAAATTGTGGATTTTACCCATGATGGGTCTTTTAAGTATATTCTAGGAATACCTAAAATAAGTTCTCGTCTTTCTCCAAAGAACAATATTGCTCCGAATATTATAAAGAAAATTACCATCGAAACTAACAGAGAATTTCTTTTCATATTACAAATATAATATAAAAGTTCTGAATAAAATAATCTAAGGCGTTTTAATTTTGTTAAAGTAGCTATATTGGTTATAAAGATTCTTGTTTTTTTATTGCTTTATCTATCAATTTTCTATTTCTATTAAAATAATTCTCCAATGAAACATTTAAATATTCTTCCTTAACTTTATCATAAAAACCTAACTCTTTTCTTACTATACAAATAGCATTTTTAAATCCTCCTATTATAACTATTCCATATTGTGTTTCTATATTATTGAAATGCTTATTTTGTTCATCCCATTCAGTTTCTGGCGTAGCCCAATATAAATAATTTCTTTGGTAATCATCATTATCCTGAATTAAATCAGGATGATTATTTAATCCTAGATATTGTATTATCTTATTTTTCCATTCCTCACCTAATTCAATATATGGATCCCCGAATATTAATAACTCTGTATATGGACTAAGTTCTTCGAATAATTTCAAATGTTTCATGAAGTATTTATCCAGATTGAAACTTTATTTATGGTTTAATCTATAATTATAGATGAAGCAAGAAGAACTGGAATATAAAAGAAATTGTCCATTATGTAGTAATGAAATTACATACTCTACCAAATGGGCATTAAAATATGCTGCTAATAAAAATACCAATTGTAAAAAATGTAATGCTATTAAACAATTTAAGAATTTAGACCAAAGGATTAAGGAGGGAAAGGCAGTTAATGGATTTCAGGGAAAGAGCCATTCGATAGAGATGAAGGATAATATGAGTAATAAAATTAAGAGTCTTTATAAAAATGGTAAATTGAATATATCAGGAGAAAAGAATCCCATGTTTGGTAAAACAGGAGAAAAATCCCCTAGATTTGGTACTCATTTATTAGAGGAGTTTATAAATAGATATGGGAAGATAGAAGGGAATAAAAAAATTCTAGAATGGAAAGAAAAAATATCATTAAAGAGCAGGGGAGAAAATAATTCTATGTATGGAAAGCCATCCCCAAAAAAATCCGGTAATGGATGGGCAGGGTGGTATAAAGGATG